GCGAGATAGTACAAATAAAGCAATAAGACAATACTTGGGATCATATGATGANTTTATATTNACNGCATTATCATTACAAAATAACAATACAGGATTTATAGATAAATCACAAAGGGAACGTAAAGATCTTTTATCTCAATTTTTGGACATTGATATTTTCGAATCTTTATATCAAATAGCTAATGAAGACATTAAGGAAACTGCGACACTAATACGACAATTAAAACGTGAAGATTTCAGTACATTATTAGCAACTGCATTAACTGATATTAGGGATGTATCCGGTTCATTAAAAACTGCCGTAAAAGAAAAGGGTGACCATTCAACTATGAAAGATTCATTAAATGAAATTGTAGTACAGTTGACAACAGAATTAAAACCAATTGACACCGATGTACAGGATATTGCAACTCTCAAATCCAATTTAGAAAAAATGACGGATCTAATAGTTCACCGGAAAGATGACCATAAATCATATATGTCTCAAATTAATATATTAGATAAAACTATATTTGATTTAGAATCAGAATTAGAAACCATGCCAATAAAAAAATGGGAGCGGTCTATGATAGTGCGTGAAGATTGTTATGATAAAATACGAGATTTAACTGGCGAGTTAAAACTAAAAAAGATAAAAATTCAACATGCAGAAAAAATGGTATCCAAGTTAGAAAAACATGAATGGGACCCAGATTGTAAATATTGTATAGCAAATCCATGGCTACAAGATACTCAATCAGCTGCAAACCTTTTACCTAAATTACAATTAGAATATGATGCTATAATGCTCGAACAAGCTACATTAACTAAAAAGGCAGAAGAATATAATTGGCAAAAATATATAGATGCATATTATCAATTAGAATCTACAATCCAAGATAATAAAGATAATCAATCTCGCCACCAGGAATGTAAAAATGCCAATAAAGATAAAATAGATAAGTTAACTCAAAAGATGGAATTAGTTAAAGATGCTATCGATAAATTTAATAAACAAAAAGATGCTATAGAATTTAATAAAATAAAAACTAAAGATATAAATGAACATAAATTTGAAATAACAACTATCTCAGATGAAATAAGTGTATTAGATACTACTATAATACAATTATCTGGCAAATTAGAAGTGGCACGTAAAATACAATCCGATGCTCAAGAAAATATAGATACATTAAAAGAATTAGAATCTCAATACGAAGCTTATGGATATTACCTCCAAGCTGTGCAACGCGACGGTGTGCCATATAATCTTATCACAAAAGCATTACCATTAATAGAAGCAGAAATAAATAATATATTAACTCAAATAGTTGATTTTACAGTAGTATTACATACCGATGGAAAAAATATTAATGCATATATTGTATATGATGATCAAAACTTTTGGCCATTAGAGTTAACATCTGGCATGGAAAAATTTATAGCATCCCTAGCTATACGAACCTCCCTTATAAACGTTAGTAATTTGCCTAGGCCTAATTTTCTAGCAATAGATGAAGGATTTGGAGTTTTAGATTCTGAACACCTTAGTAGTATGTATATGTTATTTGATTATCTTAAATCTCAATTTGATTTTGTTTGGTGTATATCTCATATCGATACCATGCGTGATATCGTAGATAACATTATAGATATTGATCGCGTAAATGGATATTCTAAAATACATGTGAGCTGATATTTATATAAAAGACACAATGGCTGCATGATAAAAAAACAAATCGACTTATTAGGGTTAGCTTCCAGTACATATGATATTATCGATAATACGATAGATTCACCGGACTATTTTGAAATAACTCAAATGCCGGATAAATTAACTGCCGGCAAAAACATAATAAAGTTACGTGGTAGTACGAATTTATTAGTTGATACTGAAATACTTATTGACATTGCTGATGCCGGGAATAATGCCATATATTATGAAGCTCAAGATTATTTAGGTGATGATGGCAGTATAATTATATCAGCATATGTATATGATAATGCATCACCTGGAGATGGTTATATATGTATAGTCGGCACTAGCCCTGCCGGCACAGTAAAATGGTCGCGTGATATTACTATAGCCCCAAATGAACGAAACTCTTCAGAAATAATATTTTTATCCGGTAGTATACCAAAAGTTAGTATTCGTGAAACACAAAAAGCATATTTAAATCAAACATATACACAAGGCCGTGTTGTAGCTTTATCTGGAAGTAGTGAAGTACGATTAATATCATCACCGACAGAAAAAATAGCATTACAGCCTGCAAAAACTGTATTAGGCCAAACTCGGAAAGGATCTCCATTATGGGGAAAGACTATAGCCCCGAATCCACTCATAGTTAGAAATCAAAGTATAGCTCGTAGTACTAATCTAGTTACATTACAACCAAATGCACAGCCAATCATAGAAGTTGCTTCCGGTAACTTTAGATTTAGTAGTAGTATGGTAGGCGGCTCAATTGAAATTAACGCACCTATAATTAGTACAACGGGTGGTTTAGTTACCGGTAGTTTTACATATAATTCTACAATAACAAAAGTATTAAATACAACTCAGGTCAGAGTTGCAGATACCGTAAATTTTAGATATGATGATGTTAACATATATAATATTCAGCCATCAGTATTTACATGTAGCTTTATAGCATCGCCGACATTAATAGCAACACAAAATACTCAAAGTTATGTAGATATTAGATTCGAAAATCTCCTACCGGCTACTGGCGATATATATAAAATCCGGTCATATGTTAAGCCACTTGGCTCTGCAGGTAAATATGAATTAATAAATGAAACAGTATTAGATCAACAAAATATTTTAATCTATACTGGTAGTATTGATTATGATCGTGAAGTAGGAATATTTGATTCATCTGATACATATCAGACATATTGGAAATATAAACTATATAATACTACCACCGGAGACTTTGAACAGCCAATATATAATGGAGCCGGCACAGATACGGGTACTACTACATTAACAACTGTTACATCCAGTAAATTATTAAACTCAATACATATTAAGCCTTCGGGGTCAACGACCTTCGCATATAAAGATCATTTACGATTACAGGTAACTCAATCATATTATAATGAGTATTATAAAGATGGAAATTATGTCGTTTCATTTGATGCTGTAACAATAGCAAATTCAAATATACAACCAGATACTACTCCAATAGAAACAGGGAAGATCCCTGATGGGTGGATAGATGTATATATGTCAGGATCAGCATTTGTCGATCCACCCCCATATGGTATTGATCGTATCGATGATATATCGCTAGGAAAATATATTGGAAGTGCGTTCATGAATAATAATGAACGTGTAGATAACTATAAGTTAGATGTTATTGCTGATCGCGACGGAAATGGAACTCCAATATTTGTAATAAGAGCAGGTGAATGGTACCTGAGTGATATACGTGTTAATACTGATACACGAACTGGGTTTTCACCTACATATCAACGAATAGTTACTCCAGTACCTACATTGGCACGAGAAGCCGAACAGCAATTTAAATTTCAATATTATGATTATGAAGGCAATGAAGCAGACTTTACTACAGATGTATTTGGAGTTAAGTTCGATGGTAGTAATTTTTATCTAGCCGGCAAAGATAATCTATTAACAGGAAGTTTATTTATTGGAAAAGAAGTAGGTCAAGGACTAGAACAATCCGGCGATGATGGCGGGGCAATTAGATCAGTAGGCTATGTCGGCTTCACTTCTGCATCTGCCGGCTCCGGTTCCGGGTTCATGATATGGTCAGGGTCAGCATTAGAAACTACAAATCCAGGATATTATGCAGGAGTAGGTTTAGAATTAGTAAATGATTCATCAAGTTATTTTCGATACACTACAGATCCACCATCGTTAGATATTAGAACAAATGAATTTTTCCTAGGCAGTGATAAAGCATTTCTTTCTGGTAGTGGAGAGAATATAGAAATATCATCATCAAACTTTTGGGTACAACCAGATGGAGATGTATATGCAGAAAATGTTACAATACGAGACGTGGCAGCTGTAGATTCCTTTATTTACAAGAATGCACTTATTTACGATCCTAATACTATGGCCGAAGAATATACAAGTGGCGGCAAGACATATATTAGATTAAATATCACCGGAAGCTCCGCCGGAGTATTCTTACGATTCGAGTACACCTTACCATATCCTATCGGTGAAATAAATATGACCGGCTACGGTGGCGCATATGGTGCATGGTGTGTACTAGAACCGGGCGGTCCGGCCCCTGAGGTATATCTGCAAGCAAATGTAGGAAATGCCGGGCCACCACATTACAAAAATAAAATTAATTATGATTCTCTTAATGGTGATTGGACAAAATATAGTTTTGTAAATTCAGCTACCTTATCTGGTACTGCATATAGCAATTTATATCGTGTAGATCAGGGCGATAGAGCTTGGATGGTACGTAGTTATACCGACTGGAAAGTACAAAATTCGTCTGCATACAATTCAGGTCCAGTATATTTTGCCCAAGGCATAACAGGTGGTTCCGGAACAAGTGATGTAACAGCATCATGGTCAGAAAATGCAATTACAGCCAGTTATGCAGTATCGGCATCCCATGAAATAATATATGAAACATCGTCATCATATGCTGAAACTGCGACATCTGCCAGTTATGCGTTAACAGCTTCTTATGCAATTAATGCCGCCAGCGGCGGAGGCGGCTCTGCCCAATATATACATAATCAGGCCGCGCCCGCAACTACATGGACAATTAACCATAATATAGGAAGTCAATATCTTGCGGTGGCTGTCTATGATGCATCTAATAATTATATATTACCACAAAATATAACTGCAACAGATACAAATACTACTACATTAACATTTAGTGCACCGCAGAGTGGTAATGCCGTTGCAACTATTGGTTTAGGACCTGCTGCTGATAGTCTATGGACTTCCGGTAGTGGTGACATGATCTATAGAGACAGTGATGTACAAATAACTGGCTCAGTAAAAGTATTAAATGATTCTGTATTCGTTAAAGGCACAGATGCTGGAGCATCAATTGTATTACAAGATGATGATGGTGCAACAATAGCCGCCTTTGCAAGAGTCGGCTCCGGACCTAATGCCCATAAAGGCCGAATGGTAATATCTGACAATTCATCTCAAGAAATACAACTGACGACAGCAGAGTCTGAGCCTTCATGGATCTCCGGGTCATATACTGCAGGAGGCTTGTTAGCTATAGGGAAGAAAACTACAAATGCAACACTTGATATTTTAGGAAACCAAATAATTACAGGTTCATTATCAGTTTCTAGCACAGCATCAGCAGCAGTATTTAGTAGCAGTACTTATTATGGAGATGGAAGTAATTTAACAGGAATATCATCAGGTGGCGGAGTAGCAGATGAAGCATATACATGGTTCTTAGCATAATATGAAAAAGACAAAAGGAAATAGCGGCTATATTGGAGTAGATAAAAGGACTTCAGAAATTGGTATAATAAGCCAACAAACAGCGTACTTAGAAAGATTAAGTGGTAGATTATCTCCAACTGTTGATAAACGGCTTGTAACTGATGAGTTAGTGTTAAAATTGGATGGCAAAATATATGCCGGCAGTGGAGATTGGTTAGACCAAAGTGGTAACGGATATGATTTTCTATTAGGAGGAGGACCTGTCTATTCTGAAGCCGACTTTTCATTTCAGACCGATAGTACAGATGACTATTTCCGCCGTACTACAGCTATTGTAAGTACTAGTAGTTGTACTGTTTGTTTTGTTTTAAAAACCACTGATGTTCAAGGATTATTTGTTTATACTGCCAGTGGCGGTGGTAACTATTTAGGCGCTTACAGATCTGGAAATAAAGAATATTATGGCAGCGCTGGCTCGCCAGCCTATTTTCAAGATACTATAGATAAATCAAATATCTATGACAATGTTAGAACTGGCGAATATATTTATATTGAGTTTAAAGGTGCAGATATGGATGCTTGGACTACCTGGAACTTTTTTGGTTATGCTAGTTATGAATTACTTTGTCACTGCCGGATGATATTAGTTTATGATAAATCATTAAGCGCTGATGAAAGTACTCAAAACTATGAATACTTAGTAGCCAATGGATATTTATAATAAAGAAACTAAAACATAATGGCAACAACATATCATAATACAGGATCGAACATAACACAAGGACCAGTAGCAGTAAGTGCTATATATTCGGCCTCTGGTGAATTTTTAAAATGTCCAGCGTCGAGTACAGTTATTTTAAAAAGTTGTCAGATTACAAATACTACTGAGCCATCATCATCGACTTATTATGACATTAATGTCAATGCATATTTATATGATAATAGTACAACTACAACACATAGTATAGCATATTTTTCATCTGTACCGAAATTTTCATCTTTAGATGTTTTATCTGATAATTTAGTATTAGAAGAGAATGATAAATTGGTAGTAGATATTTCCGGTTCAAGCGAAAAGGCTTCCGGAAATTATTCAGTTAGTGTAGTAGGTAGCTATTTAAAAATTACATAATAATATGAATTTAGGAAATTGGTTAGCAGATAATATAATTTTAGAACAGTCTAATATAAAGACAGTTGTAGCAATATACCCGGGTAGATTCCAACCCATGGGCAAACATCACGCAGCAGTATTTGCAAATTTACAGGAAAAATTTGGCCCATCCAATACATTTATAGTGACATCAGATAAAACAGAAAAAGGAAGGTCCCCTTTTAATTTTGAAGAAAAGAAAAAAATTATAAACAAACATGGCATTCAGAATGTAGTACAAGTCAAGAATCCATATCAAGCCACAGAATTATTATCAAAATTTGATGCTGATACAACAGCGGTTGTTTTTGCAGTCGGTGATAAGGATATGAAAGAAAATCCAAGATTTCGTATTGGCACAAAAAAAGATGGATCGCCATCATATTTTCAATCATATGAAGATAATAAAAATAATTTACTCCCATACTCGGAGCACGGATATTTAGATATTGCTAAAAAGATAAAATTAACAGTACCGGGATATGGAGAAATGTCAGGTACTAGTTTACGTGATGCGTTGAGTAATATAGTGGCAACAAAAGACCTAGAAACGTTTAACCAAATAATGGGCTGGGATATCAAGGAAAAGGATTTTGAAAATGATGAGCTATGGAAGATATTTAAGAATGGATTATTAGGCGAATCTATAGAAACATTTTTAACTACTTTTGATATGAAACAATTATTAAAAGAGGCCAGTTATAGTACATCTTCTGGTAAACAGGTTGTAGATGATGGTCCGAGATATTTTTACGGTAATCAAGCATCATATAGAAAAGGCTCTGTTGATATGGCAAAGTCATTAGGATATACAGTATTAAATTATCTTGTACCAGAAAGCCAATTTCCTGTACATGATACCGATTTTCCAAAAGGTCCGCCATTAGCTGTTTCATTCTTTCCAGTTGGAATACCAGGCGGTGAAGAGGCAGGTACAGATTATTTAGGAAAAGATTTATCATCAAGTAGTGCATATAAAGAATGGTCAAAATATATTTCCAATGTCGCTCAGCGAGTAGGATATAAATTTTTAAATTTCCTAGGAGCAGATGAAAGTACAAAACAGGAAAAGCCAAAAGAAACAGATGGCAATATGATTTCTGAAATGAATTGGAAAAAAATATTTGAAGATATAAATGTTCCAGTCAATATTGGTGATACTGTTTTAATGGGTAAATTTAAAAATAAGAAAGTCGTAGTAAAAACAATTACTAAAAATGAGAAAGGCGATTATTTAATAAATGGTCGACCGGCATTTAAATTTAGATTATTACCTAAACAAGACCCGGTTAATGAGATCGGCGATGCAGGTGCTAAAACATATGACTTTAAAAAAGACAGTGTTGGATATATGGCAGGAGAGGGTGGCAGATCATATAATTTTACAACTGATTCTGGTACTAAATATACTGTAGAATTAGGCATAGAAGAAGATTGGAGTGATACAAGTGGTGACCATAAAATAATGAGAGTAGAATTTGGAATTGAATCAGACGCAGGTAAATTTTCTCATAAAGCTGTTGTTAATAAAGGAGAACTATTTAAGGTAATGGCTACCATAACTAAAATTGTCAAAGAAACCATTTCCCAAATCAGGGGCATAAAAACAATAAATTTTTCAGCATCAAAAAACAGTCCAGAAGATACTCGTAGATTAAAATTATATTTAGCATATGTTAAAAAACAATTCCCAAATGCAGAGGTAGAGATGGACAGCGATGTTGAGGCAAATGTATATTTACCAGAAAGTATAAATGAAGGAATACTATCAGAAGCTAAAGCCAATACTCATTTAACTCATTTAGAAGAACTTATCCTAACACAAGGATTACCTGGATATAAGAAGGCTAGATCCTTCATATTAGAACTTGTAAAGAACTTAAAAGGACATTCCAATGCAAAGGTTAACACATCAGTTAAGTGGGATGGCGCTCCTGCTCTATTTGCCGGTATCAATCCTGAAAATGGAAAATTCTTTGTAGGTACAAAATCTATATTTAATAAAGAACCAAAAATAAATTACACCAAAGAAGATGTAGATATGAATCATGGCCATGCACCTGGCCTAGCAGATAAATTGAAACAGGCTTTAGATTATCTCCCGGGATTAGGAATTAAGAATATATTGCAAGGAGATTTCATGTTTGATAAAGGTATGTTAAAATCAACTAATATAGACGGAGTTCCACATTACACCTTTAGACCAAATACCATTACATATGCAGTTGAAGCCGATTCTGAGTTAGGTAAGAAAATTGCTAATTCTAAATTTGGAATAGTGTTCCATACAACATATAATGATCTTCAAGGAGGGGCATCATTTGGAGCAGATGTTTCTGGATTAAAAAGAGTCCCGGGAGTTTGGTTTGATGACGCATATTTTAAAGATACAACAGGTACAGTAACATTATCAGATAATGAAGCCAAAGAAGCACTTGCCAAAGTAAAAGCAGCCGATTCTATTAAAGTGAATTATGATAATATTCCTGCCGATATGCTTAACATATATATTAATTCTGAAATACGTAAAGGTGAATTATTGGCTGACCCAAACAAATCATTTGAAAATTTCAAAGCTTGGTATCAAGCTCAAATAGATAAGAAAGTTGAAAAACTTAAAACAGATAAAGGAAAGGCTCGAACAGCAGCCGCCGGCGAAGAGAAGATGAACCAATTTGAAGCAGAGAAAAATAACATACTTAATATTTTTAAAATAACAAAATTATTAGCAGAAGCCAAGCTTATATTTGTGAACAAGTATAATAACGCTGTTTATAAAACAAAACATTTTAAAGATGATGGACAGGGTGGATTAGAAGTTACAGCACCGGAAGGTTATGTTGCAGTCGACCATATTGGCAATGGAGTTAAGTTAGTTGATAGGATCGAATTCAGTAGAGCTAATTTTGCTATGGATAAAGGTTTCGCAAAATAACATGTTTGTAAAGATATAGCATATTTATTAATAAATTAAAAACCCCTTAAAGAGGATAAAAATGACAAAACAAGAAAAACTACTTCGCGAAGCCATTCGCAGAGAAATTAGAAAAGAACTTAACGAGTTTAGCTGGAAAGATATTAAAGGCTTTAAATCTAAGCTCGGTAAAGCCTCCGGCAAAATTACAGGTACATTGGCAACAAAATTTGGCCAAATGGGTAAATCTCTAGCTCAACATGCAAACAAAATTAAAAACATGGGATCGACCCAAAAAGTTGACTTCTTAGCATTATTAATTGGAGGTATGGCACAAGTAACTCCTGACGAGCTTCAGGCATTAATACCTAGAATCAAAAAGGGTATGGCCAAACAATCAGAGAGTCCAAACGCTAAATCATAAATAATGGCAAAAAAGTTACAAAATATTAAAGCCATCAAGCAAATGCTAGATGGTACTCACAAATTCCAAACTAAACAACAAGTTGGATATTCAGCCCCGGCCAAAGAAAAACGTAAAGTTGGGGAAACCTGGACAGAAACAGATCCTATCACAGGAGTTCAACGTACATATGTCCAACGCGAAGGCTACCGATCAACCGTTGGGAAATTTGATGAAGTAAGAAAGGCATTACATTCATTTGCAAAATGCCCGAAAGAAACATGTACATGTACACAACCAGGTCAAGCTGATAAGAAAATGAAAGCCATTCATGGTATGTGTTTAGATTGTGTAGTTGATATGGAACATGAGTTAAAAATGTCTGGTAAGTTCGAAGAGTATGCCCAGGAAAAAATTAACGAAAATATTAAATCATTCTTTAAACAGACAGATGCTGAAGTTGAAATTTTAAAACAAGAAATTGGCAATCAAATTGAATTTGTTAATTCTGATGGTAGTATGGAGAAATGGGACCATACCGCTAAAGATGCATTTTTAAAGAAGATGGCCAAAGATTACAAGCGTATCAAAAAAAGTTACTTTAAAAAACACGACCTATGATGAGAAAAATGATGAGTTGGAAAAATATTTTTAAAGATAATAACGAATATAACGAAAAAAGTATTATAGGGTTTTTAGCATTTGCAGTCATGGTTTTAGCTATGGTGGCAGATCTAGCTACTGGATGGTTTGGTAAAGACCTAGTAATTAATGAATACATTTATAATTCATTTGTGATTATTGTATTAGGATGTTTTGGTATTGCCGGAGCTGAAAAGATATTTGGTCCTAAATCTAAATCAGAAGGGGAGGGTGATGGCTAAATCAGAATTTGATGAACTAAAAAAAGAGTGGAACGAAGTAACTACTGAAATGAAACGCTTAGCCAAAGAATACGTCACAGCAAAAAACTCAGGAGATGAACCCGCAGTTAAGATGATAACAAGAGATCTTAAACATTTTACAAAAATAAGAAAGAAGATTGAAAAAGAAATGGATGCATTTGTATCTAACATTGGCAAAGGTGCATCTGTAGAGAAAATACAAAAGATGACAGAGGTCCGGAATTTAATCAAACAAGTTATTAAAGAAACACTAAACAAATCATAATATGAAATTTTTAAAAACATGGTGGAAAGCACTATTAGGGATACTGGCAGGCGCAATTGCATTAGTAGCATTCATAGGTAAGTCTAAACGACGTGAAGAAGCAAAACAAATTAAAAAGGATATCAAGGAAGTTGAGAAAAAAGTTGCTGTAATTCGAGAAGAAAAGGAAAAAGTAGTTACTGCCAAAACAGAAACTAAAAAGAATATTTCTGGTAGCAAAAAGAAAAGTACTAAACTTAAAGAGGAATTAAAAACTCCTAAACCTAAACGCAAACCTACCAAAAAGAATGTATCACGTGCATCTAAACGATTAAAAAATATTAAGAAAAGATGAGACATTTAACGGTTATATTTTTATTTTTATGTTTAACTAGTTATAGTCAATCACCAGATACATGCTTTACAGGACAAGAAATTCTAGACATAGAATATTACATTGATAGTCTAGTACATACAGATAGTATAAAATCTGAACTCATTTCAGAATATGAATATGAGATACAACAACATGATATATTACATCTTCAAGATAGTACATTATTATTTCTTCAAGAACAAGAACTTACAGTATTAAATAAATCAATACAATTACATAAAGACTTATATGAAACTGTAAAGCCTAGATGGTATGATAGTAAAGTCATATGGTTCTTAAATGGCTTCGCCGCAGTACTCGTCAGTAGTTACGTCGTAAAAAACGTAAAATAATTTTGTTTTACGAGAAAATTTTTTTATATTTATTAATATATGGCAAAATCGTCGCTCAAAGATATAATACGGTCTGAATATAAACGGTGTTCTCAAGACCCAGTACATTTCATGAGAAAGTATTGTATTATTCAACATCCGACCCAAGGCAAGGTTTATTTCAATTTATATCCATTTCAAGAAGAATCATTAACTAAGATATCAGATAACAGATATACGGTAATATTAAAATCGCGACAATTAGGAATATCAACCCTTACAGCCGGCTATGCATTATGGCGTATGTTATTCAAATCAGATTTTAATGTATTGGTTATTGCAACTAAACAAGATGTAGCAAAAAATCTTGTAACTAAAGTACGTATAATGCATGAAAATTTGCCTTCATGGCTGCGTGGCAAATCATTGGAAGATAATAAACTTTCATTACGATTTAAAAATGGGTCACAAATCAAAGCAATATCATCAAAAGGAGATGCCGGCAGATCTGAAGCCTTATCATTACTTATAATTGATGAAGCAGCATTTGTAGATAGGATCGATGAAATATGGGCATCTGCTCAACAAACATTGGCAACAGGTGGNGAAGCAATTGTATTATCAACACCAAATGGCACNGGAAACTTTTTTCATAAAACATGGNTTGATGCCCAAGCAGGTGGTGAATTTGAAGCCATAAGATTGCATTGGTCATTACACCCAGAACGGGGCCAGGAATGGCGCGATCGCCAAACAGAGTTATTAGGCGAAAAAATGGCTGCCCAAGAATGTGATTGCGATTTTATAACATCTGGACATACAGTAGTTGACGGAGTAGTAATTCAATGGTATGAACAAACATATGTACGAGAACCAGCTGAGAAGCGTGGATTTGATAGTAACCTATGGATATATGAATATGCAGATTTTGCTAAAGATTATGTAGTAGTAGCTGATGTCGCTCGAGGAGATGGTGGTGACTGTTCTGCATTTCATGTCATGGAAATAGAAAGTATGACTCAAGTTGCTGCATATAAAGGAAAGATAGGAACTACAGAATTCGGTCATATGTTAATTGCAATTGCTACAGAATATAATAATGCATTGCTAGTAATAGAAAATGCAAATATAGGCTGGGCAGTAATACAAGTTGCAATAGACCGCGGATATAGCAATTTATACTATAGTTATAAACAAGATGGTTATGTAGATGAAAATATCCATCTTCGTAAAAATTATGATTTAAAAGGTAAACATCAAATGGTACCTGGGTTTTCGACGACTTCAAAAACTCGGCCATTATTGATAAGTAAATTAGAAACATATTTTAGAGAAAAGGCTCCTATTGTCCGTGATAAACGATTAATAGACGAATTATATGTGTTCATATGGAACGGAAATAGAGCAGAAGCCCAGAGAGGATATAACGATGATTTAGTAATGAGTTGGGCAATTGCACTCTGGATACGTGATACGGCANTNNGNCTTAAACAACAAGGAGTAGATTTATCTAGATCTGCTATATCACATATAGGAAAATACAAGGCAGTATACAATTCAACTGACCAAAAGAAACAAGGTTGGGATTGGAAGCCTGGAGGTAAGGAAGATGAGGATTTAACTTGGCTTTTAGGATAATTATATAAAATAGGACATACATGATAGATACATCATTAAAGGCTCGATTAGCACGGTTATTTAGTACTAATGTAGTTGTACGTAGATTAGGAAAGAAGCGATTACGTGTCATCGACACTGATAAATTACAAAGTTCAGGTGCCCGCGGCATGACATCAATGGTAGATAGGTACTCTGGGATCACTCGCAGTGCCAATGGATTGTATAGTAATTATAATAGTACATATTCTTTTGGCCAAAATCGTATAGATTTATTTACAGATTATGAAGCCATGGATATGGACCCTATCATATCATCTGCATTGGACATTTATTCTGATGAATGTACTGTAAAAAATGAGGAAAATAATTTATTAGTAATTAATAGTGAAAATAATGAAATCCGGAAAATATTACATAATTTATTTTATGATATTTTAAATATTGATTATAATTTATGGCCCTGGATAAGAAATTTATGTAAATATGGAGATTTTTATTTACATTTAGATATTGATGAACGTGTAGGTATTGTCAACGTTCAGCCAATAAGTGCATATGAAATAGTTCGTGAAGAAGGATATGATGACGAAAATCCTCATGCAGTCCGATTTATATATGAAGGAGGTGGAGGTACTACAATGTCGCGACATCAACCAACCAGGCAAGAATTCGAAAATTTTGAAATAGCACATTTTAGGCTTTTATCAGATGCCAATTTTTTACCATATGGCAAGAGTTCAATTGAAGGAGCTAGAAAGATTTTCAAACAATTAATGTTGATGGAAGATGCAATGTTATTGCAGCGTATAATGCGTGCACCAGAAAGGCGTATATTCAAAATAGATATTGGAAATATACCACCTAATGAAGTAGATCAGCATATACAGAATATTATTAATAAAAGTAAAAAGGTTCCGTATATAGATGAAAAGACAGGTGACTATAATTTAAAATTTAATCTCCAAAATATGTTGGAAGATTATTATTTACCAGTAAGGGGTGCAGATTCTGGAACAACTATAGATACTTTACCAGGTCTAGGAAATGAAGGCCAAATAGAAGATTTAGATTATATCAGAAATAAAATGATGTCAGCTCTTAAAATACCTAAAGCCTTTTTAGGATATGATGAAGGAGTGGAAGGAAAATCAACATTAGCAGCAGAAGATATTAGATTTGCTAGAACTATCGAAAGAATGCAACGTATAGTAGTTTCAGAACTTACTAAAATTGCAATTGTTCATTTATTCACTCAAGGATATACAAATGCTGAACTTATTGATTTCAATTTGGAATTAACAAGTCCTAGTATGGTATATGAGAAGATGAAAGTGGAAATGCTGAACGAAAAGATGGGCGCAGCAAATCTCATGAAAGAATCTAAACTATTTTCAGAACAATATATTTATGAAAATTTATTTAATTTCAGTCATGACGAATATAAAGCCATGCAGGAACAAATTATTGAAGATCTAAAAAGTGACTTCCGTAAAGAACAAATAGTAAGTGAAGGTAATGATCCTGTAAAAACTAATAAAAGTTTTGGAACGCCACATGATATAGCTAGTATGCATGTTGCAACCAAAGGAGAAAATGAACCTGGACCTGGTAGACCAAAGGAACATGGTACTTGGGAAACAGAAAAGGACCAGTTAGGTCGCGACCCATTCGGAGTAAAAGATACCATAGCTAATTTAAAAGGAGATATGGACCCATCATATACTCATAAAGGCTCTCCGTTAAGTATGGAATCAGTTGATACTATACAATTAATAGCTGCCTTATCTAACAAGTTTAATACAAAAAAGTCCAATATTATTAAAGAAAGTTTGAAAGAGACTATAGTTACTGAAAATGGCTCGACTTTATTAGATGAAAACAATTTACTCGACGACGAAAATGGATGATTCTTTAACGTTACTTATATTTATTAAAAATATATTGTGCAGAACTATAGGATAAAAAATATATGAAAAAAATAAAACATTCCAAGTATAAAAATACAGGAATATTATTCGAATTATTAGTACGCCAGATAGCTTCTGATACTATGAATAATAATGCCACTCCAGCCATGACTGTATTACGAAAACATTTTAAATCTTCTAGCGATTTAGGAAAAGAATTACAATTATATCAGACCTTAATAGCTGAAAAATTTAACTCGGAATATAAAGCAGAAAAATTTGTATCTGCAGTAGTTTCTGCAAGAAGGAAGATATCAGAAACAACACTTAAACGACAAAAATATAATCTTATAAAAGATATTAAAGAAACATTTGACCTGCCAACATTTTTTAAATCACGTATATCCAATTACAAAGTTTTAGCCAGTACATATCAATTATTTGAATATAAAGAAATTGACAACCCAGCAGTGTTAGTTAATGCAAAAGGAGTTTTGGTTGAACATATTAATAATAAATCTGCTAAAAAATCTATAGTAGCTGAAATATATAATAAACAACATAAAGATGTACGTATTTTATCACAACGTATGTTAATTGATAAGTTTAATGATAAATATAGTAATTTAAACGAAGCACAAAAAGTATTACTTAGAGAGTATATTAATAATATTTCTAATTCAGTAGCGTTAAAAGAATATGTTGGTACAACTATTCCTGCCTTAACAACATCTTTGAAAAAATCATCAAACCGGATAGGAGATAAAGTTACCAAGATTAAATTAAACGAAGTTATTAACATGTTAAATAATTTTGATTCAATTAATTTAATTAAAGATAAACATATTCTTACATTGTTAAGATATTATGAATTAGATAAAGAATTAAAGGGTATAAAATAATGGGACTATTAAAAGATATTGATAAAGCTTTGAGCCGTATAGAAGAAGCTAAAAAGGATAAAGCACCTAAAACTACTAAACCAAAAGTAGCTAGTAAGACTGCCGAGGAAGATCCAAAGATTGATAAAGACATAGAAGATTTATATGCAGCCGGCTTGGGAGCAGAAGAGGAAGAACCAAAAAAGGACAAGGATAAGAAAAAGGATGAAGATCTTGATGAACAAAGTACAACCGGAGGAGTGGAAGGATATGAAACACCCGCAGCATTTACAGGAGGNAAATCTGCAAATGAAAAGAGGCGTAAGAAGACAGCTGTTGATAGTACAGGATATGAATTAGTAGAAACTACATATAAAAGTATGATGCGACAAATGTATAATATTAATGAAGTATCATATAGAGAATATAAAAAAGATCCAAATTCTACTCCTTCTCAAAAAGTAAATAGAGGAATTGCAGAAGTTAATAAGATGTTAGCAGAGATTGAAAAAATAGTACATAATAATTTACGATTAAAAACAGAAACAGGAGTATCATCTTCTAATTTTTGGAAACCTACCGGCCGGAGATTTGGAAAAATAGGTGAACGATTAGTTCGTATAGCAAACAAATTAAAAGAATTATCACAATAAGGGAGACCATGGGAAAATCATTACTAGTAGATTATACCGTATTTGAAATATCACCAGAACAAATTAATGAGTCATTATCACGTAATGGCGGCCGTTTGATAGTTTCGGGTGTACTTCAACGTGCAGATGCCAAAAATCAAAATGAACGTATATATCCTAGAGATGTATTAATGCGTGAAGCAAAAAAATATTCTGAAACATTTATTAAAGAAAAACGTGCATTAGGAGAATTAGATCATCCAGATTCATCTGTGGTTAACTTAAATAATGTATCTCATAATGTCACCGGTATGAATTGGCGTGGTAATGATTTAATAGGAACTGTAGAGGTATTAGGAACACCTTCTGGAAACATACTTAAAGAATTATTTAAATCTGGTATTAGATTAGGTATTTCGAGTAGAGGTATGGGTTCTGTAAAAGAAGTGATGAGAGAACACGGCCAATCATTAGAAGTCCAACCAGACTTTGAATTAATAGCATTTGATTTTGTAAGTAATCCTTCGACTCAAGGAGCTTTTATGAGCCCAGGAGCTGTTAATGAATCTGTACAAAATAAAATTAGTACTAAATATAATAATATTA